TATATATGATTTTTGTTTAGGTAACATACTTTTCATATATTCATTCTCATCTTCTGAATTTTGAATTGTTGTTATCTCGTTAAATATTCTTTTAAGTTCTTCCTTTGCATCTGAATTAAAGCGAGCAATAATAGGTATAATTTCTCCATCGTTATCAGTTTTTAGTACTTTCTTAAATGATTGGAATAAAGTAATAATATAATTTTTATACCATTCTAATATTTCTTCATCCATTTCTTCATCGTTCCATTCTTCAATCTTTACATTTGGAAACGATGTTAAAACCCTATCTATAAAACCGTTATCTTTATTTTCAATAGTAAAAACCTGACTTAATACACTTGGTTGAATACCTCCTAATATTGGAATAATTGGACTTGAAACAAAGTTAGATTCGCTAGTCTTTCTGTTTAATGCAATTGCTTTATTTGACCAACTAGATAACCAAAATTCAAGATCTGAACCAGCTCTGTATTTATTCATGTCTTTAAACCATCCAGCTAACTCATCTTTCATTACTGCTATACCATTCTTATTTTCTGAATGAAGTTGTACTAATGCTTCCAAAGTAATATCCGAAACAATAAACTGGCTTTTAATCGGTTGCTCAATATGTTCTGTTTCTGCTTTCTCTTTTTTAGTCAAAGCATTATATTCGTTAAATCTTTGACAATTTTTAGCATATTTTTTAATCTCTAAATTATTTAAAAAATTTAAAGGATAAGTAATAATGTCTAAATTGTGAGATTTACCAACTCCAGCCTTTCCAACAATAGCTAACCAAATATTAACACTTTCAATCCATCCTTTTTTAACCTCACACTTTACCGTATTACCAATTATAATTGACATTAACCAAAGCATAGAACAACCCATATAATCTATTGAACTACTTAATGTACGATTACATTCTAACATATAATTCTGAATAGAAGTAGGGAATATTTCAATAGGAAAAACTAAATCTTCTTGTTTAATTTCAATCTGTCTTTCAAGTTGTTCAACTTTCTTAACTATTCTACTTCCAAAACCTTTTGAGTAAATATCCTTTGATGCTTCTTTAAAATCTCCATTAAAATATTTATAAGTAAATACTTGGAATGGACTTAATAAAGTTTCATTTGGGTAAATTGTACCAGTTGAAAAAAGAAACATAAAACCAGTATCATTAAAGATATATCCTGAATGTTCCGAAGTTGCTCCATCTCTTTTAATTACATTCTTATTTTTTAATCTTCTAACAATAGTAAATTCAGATTCTATTAATTCCCATACTGATGTTTTTTCGTTAAAATCATCCCAAGGTTTAATTTCATTTTCATTATACTCAGTAACTTTCTTTACTACTTCATTAACTGGATTCTCTGTAATAATATCTTTTTTGCTATCAAAGTATTTTGAAACACCAAATAAAACATCTCTATCTTGAATAGATATAGTTTGAATTTCCGAATAATTTAGTTTACTTACTTTACGTTCATAAATAAAAACATAACCGCCTATCCCTCTAGTTTCAATAATAGCCTCTTTACAGTCGCTTAAAGTTGCTATCTTTTGATTACCGCCAACTTGATCACATCTATAAAGAATATGGTAACCGTTTGAAACAGTTTTATAGATTACAAATTTATCCTCAAAATCTGCTATGTTATCTTGTAAAAAAGATAAATATTCATTCCAAAACTCTGTTTGTTTTTGAAGTGTTGGAAGTACTTTTAAATCAATATCAAATACTTCTAACCCATTGTAACCAGTGCAAAAACCTTGACCTTTAGTAGATTCTAATTCATATGCTTCTTCAAAAGCATCTTTTGTAAATGGTACTTCTTGTCTAATCTTCCAAGGGATATTTGGAATTTTCTTTTCTCCAATTGTGATTACTGAATAACCATCGTCTAAAAACTTTTTTAACTTACCTAATTCTAATTTCATAAATGTTACTTTTTAACTTTATCTTTTATACAATTTTCTCTATTAGTAATTAATTGTATATTTTCAATACGATTATCTAATGGATTATTATTAATATGGTCTACTATTAATTCATAACCATTTGGTTTATGATTAAGAAAAGCCATTGCAACTAATTGGTGAACTCTTTTAGTAATAGATTTTTTTTTGTAATGAAAATTAACAATAAAATAACCAGTAGTATCCTTGCACTGTTTTAAAATTCGTTCTTTTTCACATTTTAAACTTTTTACTCTTCCAATATTACTCACTTCATACTCTCCCTCGTAATAAGGAACTGCTTTCCATTCTTCTTTTTTCATATTTATTAATAAAAAAAAACCCCACAAATCATTAAGGTTCTCACGTCTTAAATCATTGTAGGGTTTTAAATACCTTTCGTTACTATAATGTGAGAACGTAACCGTATACAAATATAATCATTATTATTTAATAAATAACTTTTTTATATAAATAAATAATTTTAGTGTAAAGAATTGTAAAGCAGATGTAAAGCTGTTTTTTACACATTTTAACTGATTATCAATGTTTTAACTCAAAAACTTTACACTTTACACTTTTTGAAAATATTTTTTTTATTTTATTATTTTTTTAAATTATTAACTGTAAAGTAAAGCAGTTAAGTAATTGATTATCAATTAAAATTACTTTACAACTTTACACTATAATTTTATTCTTCGTTCTTTTCACTAACTTTTTTTTATTCTCCCTACCACTTCTAATTTTCTGCTGAGTTTTTATACTTTGCTTGTCGTATTTCAGCATCGTTTTACGTTGGGTGATCATATTGGATTCATGGATGGAATACGAGCAACTGGAGAGCAATAAAATTAAAAGGTATTTCATAGGTGTAAAGATAAAAAAAACCTCGCTAAATTAATAACGAGGTTTTAAGATTACACTTTTAAATTTTTGTTTAAGTATTTAAATTTTCTCAGGATTCAAAATACTTTCACAAATATAGTATTTTTTTTAATCTATTCACTATCATCGCAAATATATTTAGATTTAAAATTACTCAAAGCATATCCGAATAACTCTCGTCTGTTGTGCTTCATAAGTACTTTACTCCGTAAATGTTCACCGTAGGCTATTTGTTTAATGCTTTTAATCGTTTTAAAGAAGTTATATAATTTTCTGTGCTGATTGTTACCTGGTGAACTTAGGTAACATTTGAAGCGAATTTCTCTTGATAAATCTTCCATAATTACTTAACTTTAAATGTTTGTTCAACAATACTTCTAAACTCTTTTAAATTGTCGGTGTGTTCCTGTGCAAGTTGATCTTTATCTTCGTTGCTATTCTTGTAATAAAGACTATTTGCGTTTTTCTCTAAAACTTTTATTACATCGTTGGTGAAGAACTCAGGCATCACACTATTTAATTCCTCGAAGTACTCAATGAATAAAGGAGTCCAAGTTACTATTATACCAATTAGCTTATCGTAGTGTTTCTTATCCTCTAAGTACATTTGCTCTCTGTATTCTCGAGCTAACTTTCTTTTGTATTTTATCTGTGTCATAACTTTACTCGTTTTAAATCAGATTTTAAATTAGAAGTACATTCACGAAAGTACTTATCGGACTTTAATTTCTGATATTGTCCTAAATAGTAAATAATAGTATCATGTTTTAAGTCAAAGAAGCTTCCAATAAATTGTAGTGTCATCGTTGTATGTTGTTTTAAGTAGTTAACAAGGACTATTCGATTATAAACTAACATTTGCTTACGGCTTCTATTTTTAAGGCCGTACAATTCAATTAAATCTAGTAACTTAATCGGTGTTTGTTCCGTTGGCTCAACTTCTTCTGTCGGTGTGTATTCCAGAACCTCGTTTACAAAATTGTCTAGTCCATCTAAATCAAACTGTATCTTTGTGTTAAACCTAATCGACTGTAGTATATTTAGTTCTAATCCTAAGTCTTTCAGCATTTTTAAGTTTTTCATATTGTTGTCGGTTTTTCTGCTAATGCTATTGCTATTGTTTCACTCTCGAATCTCATATTTTTATATAATTCGCTCCATTGTACCTGATAACCTTTGTCGAATAGTAGTTTCTCCATTTCAGGTGTGTACCATCCTAATAAACTAACTTTGTATTGAGTAATGTCAACACTAAAAAAGTTCTCTAAGTTCAATTCGTAGTGAAGTTTTGTTACTAAGTCTAATTTGCTTTTCATAATCTTATTTGTTTTTTGGTTTATACTCATTGCGATCCCATCCTTTTTTAACTTTTCCTAATTCTACGGCATACATTCCGAAGAACCACATCGACCATTGATTGAAATTCTCGGGTCTGTCTTTTGGGAATACTGTTTTACTGATTTTAATTGTTTTCATAATTTTTACTTTTAGTTGTTTATATTTTTAAGATACTTGCTTATTTAAAAACAAGTATCTCTTTAACACTGATTAGTGCATTTATTCCACCTATTGGAGCATAAGGTTTATCTTCATTCGGTAAATAACCAAATTTATCACCTAATGTAGCAACGTATAAATTACGTTTACCACCTAAACCGAAACCTATTGTTTCTCTACCTACTTTTAAAAATTTAATTGCTTTCATAATTTTTAGTATTAATTGCGTTTTGTATATGACAAATATAAGTACTCTTTATTGAACTACCAAACAATATTCACATTATTTTTAAAATAATTAACAAGCAAAAAAATAACTGCCTAGTATTTAGACAGTTATTGATAAATTATTTTTTTTGTTGTATATGCGAGATATAGCGACAATAAGCAAGTTATATGAAATAGCCTAACAATTCTCGCTTCGTGCTTCAGATGCCAACGTGGGCAATACTTCACTCCATTGTTCCGCAATAGCATTCGCAATCCCTTGAAATGTTTTACTTCTTAGTGTTCGTAAATGTTCTGGTGATTTTGATTGTTGTAAACATTCATAAATCCAAGTTGCTTGTCGTTTCTCCTTACCTGTTTTTTTATCAATCCACGTTTTAAACTCCCCCTTTTCAACTACGTTTGTATGTTTTAACTTTGGTAAGTTTTTCAACCATAAACAAGTGCTTTTGCTTGCTTTTTCTCCAAAATGATACGGGTGTACAATTTGGTCAGGTTTTCTAATTTGACTGCTAATCACACTCACTGGATTTTCAATAGCTATTCTTTCAATAGGTGCATTCATAAGTTTTCGTACAAAATCAAGTGCATCTTCTTGATTATTCTTTCTCGTTTCATTTATGCTTCCATCCTTATTGTACATTGCCCATGCACCTGCAACCGATAAATATGTACAAGGTGGGTGAGCGATCATTAAATCCCAACCTTTATTAATCACTTCAAATACATCTTGTTGTAAATGCCATTCGGGGTATCCTCCACTGCAAGGAAGTAAATCACAACTAAATGCTTCATGTCCTAATTTTCTAAATGCTTTTGTTATTGCTTGGCTTTCTTCACAAGCTACTAATATTCTTGCCATAATTTACTATGTTTTAAATTTATTTTAGTGGCTACTTCATATAACAAGTGTTACAAGATAGTAGCAAGTACTGTGTTTAATATGCTACCATCGTGTAGCACCATCCGTTATATGCTATTTTTGAAATGACTTAACTACTTCCTTAAATTCACAAATTCGCTCAATTGGAATCAATGCCTTTACAATCTTTGCGTTGTTTATCTTCGGGCGACCTGCTGAACGGTAGGTAGTTTGTTTCACTTCCTTTATTACTTCTATATTCTGTTTCATTTAATTCTAGTATTTGTAACTGTTCTTTTTCTTTGTGTGTTCTAAGGCATAGTATTAACACTATGCCTATTGAAGCTCCTATTAATATCTTATACATTCTTAATTGATATTGAATTTTTGCTAAACGTTATAATTGGACGTTTAAGTATCTCTCCAGTTGATTCATCTAAACTAGCCAACGATGATAAAGCCACTTGTTTATATTTATCTTCAATCTCTTTTAAATTAGCCTTAGCGATTTGATACTCCTCAATATTAGAATAGTCAATCATTCGTCTACCCTCTACTTTAGTAACTTTAAAGTTTCCAAAGTTAAATGTCTTTTCTGTACGTTTTTCTGCTTCCTCAATTGCTAAAGATTGCACTTCTATTTTAACTTTCTGTGCAAGGTCTTCAATCTCTTTCGCTTTACCGTACAACTCTAACGGGTTTAACTCACCATTCCTAACCGCTTCAATTAGTATTCCGAAGTAATCTTGCAATGTTGTTGGTGTAACTTCTATTACGCTTTGTCTTTGTAAATTTTCCATAATTTCTATTTGTTTGTTATTTCGTTAATTTCTAAAACTTGCTTAGGTGTTAATGTATAGGCTTTAATTAATTTGTCAAATACATCTAACTCTAATCCTTCATACCTAGCCACCGCTTTGTCAAATAAAAGGTCTGAGCAAATTGGTAACTGTTTAGGTTGTGGTTGACTTGCTAACTGCCCATCGTCGTCCATCGCTTGCATAGATAATAAACTTTGTAAAGTATATCTACGATAGTAAGTAATTGCACTACCCATTGCCTGAGGTGTTCCAGTTGTTGGTAAATCAATAAATGATTCAATTGATTGTTCTGATTCAGCATCTACTATTCTAGTGTAAACTTTCCCATTTTCAATAGGTTGTAATAATATTAAACCCTTAGATAATAGTATTGGCTCAACTGTTTCAATTAATGCGTTTATATCCGCATAAGTGTTTTTAAAATGTGGGTTAGTTTTTGTTTTTAAAACTTTTCCCATTTCTAATTTTGCCTCTAATAATTTTGCGTAGATTTTCATAATTCTGATTCTATTTGTAAATTAATTCTCTCCTTAATGTCAATGATTTGATCTTCGTTAAGTAGGTCTGAAACCTCTATATCCCTAACGTAAATAAACAAGTCATACATTTGACCGCCTGATTCTGGCTCGTGTTCTGTTTCCTCTGAAATTGGGTAAATTTCAAACTCACATCTTAATTGTACATCTCTGTACTCGATTGTTGCTTCCATAATTTTTAGTTTTTAGTTATTACTTCGACAAATATACGAAACTTATTTTAATAAACAATGCCTTTTATTATTTATTTTAACAAAAAAAAAGCGAATGAACTGAATCACTCGCCTTAATTAACCAAAACCTAAAATTATGAAATACGAAGATACTAATTATTTCTTTACAAAAAGTACTGCTTCTGCTTTTCTTCTTCTAACTAAACCTGGTAACTCTTTACCACCGCCTTTTGTATAATGAGAAATCCACCAATTAACTATGTTCATTTCGCTATGTTTCTCATTAATCATTTTAAATAATGTCTTAGAACTCCCACAATTCCAACAAAATGAAACTAAAGCATCAAACTGATTCTGCGTTAACGGTACTTTAATCGCATCTAAGACAGTCTTTTCGTATTTAGGTAGTAAGTCTAAGAATAATTTATTTGCTTCTTCTTGCGTTATCTTATCGCCTAACTTTACTTTGTTACCGTTGGGGTAATAGGTATTTCCGAAGCCAATCGTATTAACTCCAGCACTACATTTGTATGCAGTTAATTTGCACCCCTCGAATGCCTTAATTAAATCTGCTCCCGTTTGACTTGTTTTCATTTTGTTCTATTATTAAAATCACTACTATTGCTAATAATATAGCACTTGCTGAGATCACTTGTTGTAAGTTGTTGCATGGTTAATTACATCACGTGTTAAAATACCTAGTGTTACATCTACAATAGTCTTAACTAGTGGCTTAGTGTCTAACACCCCACTTGCGGTTATAACTCCCAACATAGATACTAAGATAGTTTTAAACTGTCCTTTGAATCTGTTGTCTGTTGTGCTTTCTGCTTTAATCTTATCTAAAATTCTCATATCAATTATAATTTATATTAGTGAATCTTCCGTTTATATTTTCAAATGTTGTTTGCAAATCTTTTGGCAGTAAGTCTATTCCGAAAGCAAAACAATCATAAGAAGCAAGTATTTTTTTAAAGTTTGTATTATAGTATTCACACGAAAATATTGCTTCTATCCTATGTTGGAATGAGATTACTACATCGTTTCTAAATCGTTCAAATAATTCAACTACATAATCTACATCTTTCAATTCAATTCCTCTATCTAGCCAATGTGCTTTGATTTGTTTAATATAATTATTATGCATTTTCCACATCTCAGAAAGTATAATAATTTTTAACTCCTGAGATGATAATTTATGCAAATCTTTATCTAGCAATTCCACAAACGAATCTGTACAAACATTACACTTAAATTTAACAAAGTCAGATGACATTCTAGATTTTGTTTCATCGTACTTTCCGTAAGAATAAAATTTAAAAAACATTGCTTCTTGTTTTACTCGTTCTAAAGTACTGAATAAATCATGACTTTTCAGTGACTTTATATCTTCCTCAACAACTTCTTTACGGTTGATTAACTTAGATATATCTTTGTGAAAATAGTACGTTAATATACCTAAAACTATCACTATAAATAGTAAGTAAGGCGGTAAATTAATATGAGTTAAGAAATCGAACATTTTTACAAAATTATTTCAATATCACTTTCTAATATTCCAAATAGTTGGGCCATTTGTACACGAAAACCTAAATAATAAAGATATTCAGTTGCTTGTGTATAATTCAAATTACTTGGAACTTCATTTTTAACAGTTTCATATAAAGTGTTAATTTCATTTTCAGTTACATTATATACATTGTTAACTAATGATTGACTATTTTCACTTGTGTACTCAAAAATGTAACTTGAATCAAATCCAAATCTTAATTGTTGTTGACAACCTTGTAATTTTCCTGTTACTAAACCTGTCTCTTGACCAGTTATTCCGTTATTGTAAGTTACAGGCACTAATGTTTTAATTTTCATATTGTTTTATATTTATTAATTATGCGTATAATGTTTCAGTTGAATCTATCCTACAAGCCCATTGAATATTAGTTGCTGCTATTCCAGTTACTGTAACTGTCATACAACCTAAAGAAGTATTCGCTGTGATAGTCGGTGTTCCCCAAGCTGAAGTGTTTGTAACTACATTTACATTTGAAATAGTAACTGTCATTGTTGATGCTGTAGTACCTCGAACTAAAACCGCATCAAAATCCCAAACCCCAACATTTGTTGAACCTGATTGTTTTCCTTGAATACTTCCTTTAACTCTCATTAAAGAATTATTTGGTAAAGTAAATTGAGTTGATGCTAAAATACCACCAGCATTTTGTGTATTTGCTAGTAAAACAGTTGGTGTTGTACCTGTTGTTCTACCATCTAATTGAGCTATTGACGCTTGAGTACACCCTACACTATAAGCCCCGCCACCAATTACAAATTTATTCCTAACCCCATTGGTAGAAGCTGAATCACCGATTGCAAAACCATTAATAGAGTCCGATGTTGAATTACTACCACCAGCAAATGAATTAGTCCCTGATGCAGTTGTAGCTATACCTATTGACATAGCACCATTTCCAGATGCATTTGTACCATTACATAATGCTACAGAATTAGCACCATTAGCATAGTTGTATAATCCAGCTCCAGCTAAAGCATTTGCTCCATTTGCTTGACTATACCAACCATTTAAAACAATACCTCTTGCTCCTGTTACAGAATTATTATTTCCGTTTAAAATTGTTCCATATGTTCCTGTACAAGAATTATAATCTCCATTTCCAATAAATGAAAAAGTACCTGTACTACTACTATTCCTAGTTCCTCCTAAAATAATATCATAATCTCCAGCCGCAATATATGCTCCCGAAGCACCAGCATATCTTGATAAATCCAAAGCATATTGACCTCTTTTATTACCTCCAGTTCCAGTATTGTCAGGAACTCTAGCTAAAATTGCTCCTGTCCCCTTTGGTCTAACAGCAAAATCACCATTTGTTGTGCCTGTAACCGCTGTCAAGCTATCTACAGGAACCGTTGCATTTGGTGCTGTTGTGCTTTGTGCTTCGGTGAAGTACGTTAAACCACCAGCTGAAATTGCCCCCCACGTTCCATCGTCTTTTAAATAGTTTCCTACATTTGTACCCTTTGGAACGAATCCATGTTTAGCAGTTGTGAAATTGTTTGTAGTTATATCAGTTGTCGTAATTGTAGCATCTGATATAATTTGATCTCCCGTATTTGTTCCGCTTGAAGTTCCTGAGAATGTTCCACTTTGAGTTGCTAAAGTACCAACTGGACCAGTTAACCCTTTAACATAACTTAATTCTGTTAATGATGGATAAGTTGCAGTTGATAATGATACTAGATTTTTAGAAGCATCAAAACCTGATAAAGTATTTGCAGTTGCATAAGTATAAACAGAACCTAAAGATATATTTAATTTTGCAGTTCCATCAATCCAAAATGCAGTTGATAAACCACTTGAACCAGTTTGAACAGTTTGAAAATATAAACTTGCTCCAAGTGTTCCAGCATTATTTTCCGTTGCTTGTGCAAATATTTGAACTGAATCATTTGCCGAGCCACCATTCCAAGCCATCACACCTAAAGTATCACCACTTAAAGCATTTGTTTGACTTGTAATAGTACCTCTTTTTCTAGTCATCCTTGTTAATGGATAAACTGTCGTACTTACTGCAGTTTGAGATATTTGAGCAAAAGTATCAGAAACTATACTAACACCATAAGATAAGATTTCAGTAAATTTTGAAAGTAAAGTATTATTTTCTCTAATTTTTAAATTTCCATTTCTAGATATTGTAGAAGTCTTATTACTTCCAGCATCTACAAAAACACCATCTATATTAAACTCAGTTGAGTTAGGTATTGCTTTACTCTTATATATAGTTCCGTTATATATCCAAGTTGAACCGTCAACAGTAGAATAATATAATATATTTGTTGTTGCTGGTGTATTTGGTGTAAAAGCAACACTAGCAGTAGTAGGAGTTAATTTGTCAAATGCAACCTCACTTGCTGGAGTAGATGGAACTACTAAAGTTTTAATTTTTTCACCTGAAATCTTTTTACTTACATATGCAGTATATGTATGTACACCGCTTTGAGTTCCGCTTGTATTTATTGCAGTACCGCCAAATGTAGCCGATAATTTAAAACTATTTGCTCCAAAACCTGAAGAAATAATAAAATAATTAGTACTTGCAACTAATCCAGTAGGTAAAGCTCCTGTTGTTGTGAATGATATTTTATTACCAACCTCTAAACCATGTGAATTTTTAGTAACTACGCATGGTGAAGCAATTGATAAAGTTGCCGTACTTGTTTCGATTTCATTTACCCAAAAATAATCTAAATCATTGATTTCTGTATCTGTAAATGTCGTTATGTCTTGTAATCTACTCATATAACAAAATTAGTTAAAAATTTAACAATTAATAGTAAGAACGTGAATTTTTTATTTTATCATTGAATACACATTTCAATGATGGTTTATCCGTTGTATCTATGTACTCAATTTCTGCACTTTCAGAAACAATACATGGATAATCTAAATAGTATTTAACGGGGTTTTTAAAGTTATAATCTGAAACATAAACTTCATTCTCAGACAATAAATGTAAATCAACTAAAGTTTCAATATAGTTAATAGGTATGTTTTTAGTTTCTAAATAGTATTTATTTAAATTTTCTCTCATTACCTTGTTCATTTTTCTATCTGAATAGATAATGTTATCTACAAATGTATTAGGTTGTCTATCTCCAAAATAACCAGCAAAACGAATAGTGTCAATAACCTTTGAATTAGTAAAATCTATATTTTCAATTGATTGATTAGAATTAAATATACTTTTCAATCTAACTGTATTTTTCACCTTTAAAATATCGTATTCTTGAAGCGAATATTCACCCCATAAAATAGTATCTACTATTCCAGCAATTGTATAATCAATTTTTAATTCATAGCATCCTATACCGTTAATTTCTAGTTGTTGAGTCCAATTAACTTGACAGTATTTAGAATAACTATCATTAACAAATGAAATAGGAGCTGGATTGTCAACTAAAATTCCTTCCTTGTATAATCTGAAAATTATAGTATCACCTGAATATGCTTTTATCCATGCTCCTGTAATATCTTGCTCCCAACTTTCACCGTTTATTTTTCCATAAACATTAAATGCTACACAATTACAACTATCATCAAATTCACTAGGCAATGTTAATGTACTTTTCTTTTTTGATAGTATTACTTTATTAAATACTTCAAAACCTCTATTTTCTAAATCTATTCCCATTCTAAGTATGTATTATTTTCAAATTGTATAATTTCACCACTTTCAAATTCAACTGATTCAAAAGCATCGGATATAAATATTTTAGATGTTATTTTTGCATTTTTACTAAGTTTAGTTGTGTCTAGTAAACAACTAAATGTTGTTATGTTGCTAACTGTTGAACTTGTTAATGTAGTTCCTGAGATTGGGTAAATTGGACTATTTGCGTTATTATCAAAATCAATTATAGTAGATAATAAATAACGTGGTGAACTTTCAGTTTCTTCGATAGTTATCTCTCCCCAATAATCAAAACTTGTTAATGTACTATGATTGTGAACGGCCTTTATAGTCATTATTTCACCATCTAATAAAGCCGTTACTAAAGTGTTATCAGAACGATATAATTCAAATGTAGTACTTATTAATGATTCTGTATTATAGTCGCTAATTGGTAATGATTTTCTATAAGTATAGTCAGTATCACTATTGCTTTGTGTAATTTTTGCTTTAATCGACCAATTACCAGTAATAAAATTTAACCAATTATTATTTTGATTAGGATAAAAATCATTAGGAGCATTGATTTGTTCTTCCCAATATCTCCAATTATTTATGAATGGATAGTAAACAGTCCATAAATCATTAGTTAAATCACTTGTTAAGTGTGCTTTTTTCTTTGCTGAGGTAGTTGGTAAGTCATTACCTACACTTTGATATTCATTTAAGATGTATTGTCCTGAACTATTTATTGGTGAATTTGATAAATCAAAGAATATTTTATCTAATTCAAACTCTTCAAATGTTACACTATTATAAGCAATTATTGAAAGTTTTAAACTATTCCATATATCATCAGGAACAAAATCAAAAGTAGATGTAAAGGCTAAATTATCCTCAATATTTGATTTGCTTAGAACAATACTAGATGGATTCTCAATATTATCATCATGCCTAATAAAATATGTTAAATCATTATCTACTGTTAATGCTAGTTCATTTTCAACAAATTTTGTTAATTGATTTTTAAATACTAAATGATTAATATTTCCACATCTAACCCAAATATAAAACAAACGATCATCTGAATCTTTGCTTTCAATAAATGAAGTGAAAGTAGGTGTAAAAGTTAAATTAATTGTTCGTACCGTTCCAACTGTTGTTATACTTGTTATTGCAATTGTATAACCTGAATTGAAATCTGCATAAGTTCCAACTGCAATTGGTACATAGGCATTTAATAAATATGATACTTTTTGTTGGTTATCTACCTTATTCTTATAATACGTTTCATCAGTTGAAATATAACAAGCACCTAAATATAAATTGCTATTACTTGAATCAATTACTATTGTTTTGTTTGAAGCAGTAGCATAATCTAAACTAGTTATACCAGTTGTTAATGTACTATTTACAACCTCAGTATTAAAAGGCTCATCAAACCATCCAGTATTTGCATTCTCGCTAAATTCTAAAGTTTGCAAGTTTGAAATGTCTCCAGCAACTGAATAGAACGAATATTTATAACATAACTTTAAGCAAGTGCCTAAACTAAACCAATCTTCTTTATAGATACCACTTTGAATAAACGTTGAAACTATTGTATAAACTCGTGAACTATGAGCATCTGCATTTCTAGTAAGTACTGAACTAATTAAATATTGCCCTGATTGCTTACCAATTAATAAACCCGTTTTAGTTCCTGAAACAGATAAAGCATTTAAGTCTTTAAATTTAACCGTTGTCAACTCGCCATCAATTAACGAGTTATAAGATGGGTTATTAGATTGGTCTATATGATTAAGATTAAAATCTAATTCATCGTAGTTTCTAGTACTTGATAATTGTAGAATGTAATCATTTTTATCAAAATAAGCACCAACAGTTGCAGTAAATCTAATAAATGTAGCATCAACTGAATCAACTGTATATGTTCTAGTAGCATGTAAAGTCCAATTATCTTTTTCGTATATTTTTAAACTAACTGAATCACCTATTCTAAAACCCTCTTTTAACCAACTTTTTTTACCTAATAATTGTAATTGGTCGTTTATCCAATCAATTTGAAAACTATTAGTTGCATCTTCTTGAATTAATATATTTGCTTCAATAATAGATGTTAAAATTATCTTATCTCCAGCATTTGCCTTATATGATGTTGTAACATTTCCGAATATGTCGGTGTATGTATTACTTATTTGTTTCAGTCCCATATTTAGCTTTTATATTTTCAATTTCTTTTTCATCAATATTCCCATTTTCAATCATTAACTGCATTGCTTTAATGTCCGAATAAATTGGCAATAATTCACTTACATTTAATTTACTCAAAGCAATAGATAATTTATCAAAAGATTGTTTTTGTTTTTCCTTCAATAAATCAATTCGTTCTTGAAGTCCTTTAATATCTAAATTATCCATTTATTATAGTTGTTGTTAAGAATTTACTTGAATAATCAAAAGGCTCTTTATAACTAATAGTTGCATAACTTTCCATGTCTTTATATTCGAGTTGTAAAAGTTCGCAAATTTTACCGTTTATATTAGCCCAATTATTATTTAACAAATTTACAAAATTTTCATCATTCATTAAGATTTTAACAGATTCTTTTATCTTATATCCATTTAATTGTATTTGGGATAAATAATGATGATTATACCAAAGTGCTGAAGCTCCAATTTTAGCGATGTAGTTTTCTAATTGTTTACCGCTTGAAGTGTATAGTAATTTAGTATTTACGAAATATTGTTGACTAACTATTAATACTCCTATTCTGTCGGTTATATTTGACTCAAAAGAAGTAGAACAAATACTGTCGATTACTATAAATAAATCTTTCGCTCTTTGTTCAATCCAATTTAAAGTTTCTTTTCGTCTTCCTAAACTAAACGGAACACTAATATCTCTTAATCCTTTTATATTGTCGTTATATGAATTTTGAATACTATCAGTAGATGCTTCAAAATCTGTTACCTCAAAATTATCTAGTGTGTGATAATCTGAATAGTCAGGTTGATAATGAATATAACACCTTTTCCAGCTTTCATGAGTATTTAAAGTATATTTATCTTGTCTAGTATCTTGCAATACTAAAGATGTATTAATTTGATTAGTTGCTATATCTTTCCAATAGTTAACACTTTCAATCTCAACAAGCCCATTACTAACTCTACATTTCGCATTAAAAGTCGTTTCAATTGCTTGAATTAACTGCCAAACTGAACTTACTGAGTCGCTTCCTGTTGGATGTCCTTTTGTATATGCAAAATCTAACTCATTCGCTATAAAGTCAATAGTATATTTCTTTAAATTTTTACCTTTATATTTTGATTTAATTAAAGGAACTGGAAGAACTGTTAAACCATCTAATGAATCTAATAAAGTAGATTTAAAAGTATATCCAAACGAAATACAAGACTTTTCAATTAATTCTTTTACTTTACAAGCCTTGAAATTCCTAATTCTAGGAAATATTAATTCGCTTAATTGGTCTGCTAATTTCTTAATTGCAATAATCAATAAAGCAACATACGCAATTTGTAAAGCTAATTTAACCGCATCTTTTACAAGGTCTACAACTTTAACAATAACAACCGCACCAACACCAACACCAACATCAGGTACTAAATCAGCTACTAATTCAGCTGAAAGTTCCGCTAACTTTAAAATAGCAGTTTCTAAAGTCTGAACCATTACAAAAATTGAAAGTGAAAGTGTTAAGCCCATTTCAATTTGATTTTGTGGAACAATTATATAAGGCACATCAATATAGGTAAATGTAGCTTTTTTCGTAAATGATAAATAATCAAAACTACTTCCTTGTGCTTGTTCATAGAAATTATCTTGATTCTTTAATCGTTTAATCTTTACCTCAACTTCATAATCTTTATAGATTGGTTGTTCTGTTAAGTCAACGTAATAATCTATCTTAGTACCGTTTGACATTTGAACTTGATAAGGTATTCCAGCAAATGAACCCATAGAAGCTAACCAATTTTCAACCTCTCGTTTACCCTCATTTGGTAGAATAATAGTATCTACGTTTAATGATAAATCTTTATGGTCCTTATCACTCATAGAAGTTGAATCTGTCCAATTAGAAACGAATCCAATACTTTCAATGTTTCGGGGTGTTATTTCAACCCCATTTATAAAGTGTCTCATTTAACTATGTATCTATTTGAATAAATTGAATTTTTAGTCGTTTTAGTTTCAACTATTGACATTGCACCTTGAATAATCTCACCAGCTTCAATTTTAAAGTCAGGTTTGTTTTTAATAATATTTTTTAAGTCTTGAATCTCACTAATTAAAGCCATATTTTGCCAGTTACCAACGCTTGAAGTTGCACCCTCTTTTAGTTTAACTAATTCACCTGAATTTAATTTATTCATTGTTAAGGCTAAATCTTCATTTGAAACATTACCAATCAATTGATTTTGTTCTTTTGTTAAAACTCTTTCGTTAGGATGTAATATTGCATGAAAACCGCCACGACCATCAATTCCATTTCCATTTGTTCCTGTGTTTTCCGTTCCAACTTCAAATGAGGGTAAAGTTTTAAGCAACTGAGTAAGTAAAGTAATATCTGTAAATGTTTTCATTACTGGGTTTTTTACATTTGGATCACCAGCATTTTTTGCGTATGCACTAACCCCACCCTCAATTAGTTTCCACATAGCTTGTTTTTTCAATTCAGCTTGTTTTTTCTTATTTGCTTCAACTATTTGTTGGTTTTCAAGTGCTAAACTTTCTTTAGCTTGTATGTTACCGTTTTTTGCTAAATCAGAATAAAGTGAGTATGCTTTTTCGTGTTGTTGTTGCTCTTTGTCTATTTGTGCAATTTTTCTATTTGATTGTTCAATGAAATAGTCAGCACCAAACTTAACAACATCATTAATAGTTTTTGTTATTGATACTTCATTCTTTTTTCGTGAAGTACGTTTTAATATTGCTATTTCTTCCTCTAACTTTATAACTTCACTTTTATATTCTTCACCTCTTGATTTAAAAAATGACAATTCATCTTCTTTTTGTTTAATTTCATTTTCTATTCTTATTTTATCAAGTTCTTCATTTGTTATATTCTCGTTGTTTGTAGCTTCTGTATTTATTTTTTTATAGTGTAAATCTAATTCTTGTATTATTTCATCATTCCACTTTTTTTGTTTGTTTTTTTCATCTTCTAAAGCCTTTTCTTTTGCTTTTTGTTGTTTGATTATTTCGTTAATTTCTTTCTCATAAAATGATTTAGCTTTAACTTCTAAATCTTTATAGTAATCTTCATAAATTTTCTTTAAATCAAAAGATAATGTTAATTCAATTTCTTTTTTTAACCTTGATTTTTGTTTTTCATCAGCATCTAACAGTTTTAAATCTTCAATTCGTCTATTTGCTTCAATTCGTGTATTTGTTAAATCTAATTGCAATTTATCTGATATACGTTTAATTCTTTCATCTTCAATCTTTCTTTCTAAGTCTAATTGTTTTTTTAAACTATCCTCTAATTCTTTTTCTCTTGCCCTCAATCCTTCACGTTCAATTATGCTTAATGCTAAATTTCTAGTGTTGTATTCCATTAATAGTTTAGCAGTTTCTAATTCAGAATCTCTAATTTCTTTATTTATTTCTTCTTTTTTCTCGTTGTCTTTTTCAGCTCTAAATTTTCGTCTTAAATTTGCAGTTTTATCTTCAGATAAGAATAGTTCTTTTTGAATATTATCGTAATACTCGATAGTAGTTTTTAATCTAAATTTGTATATTTTTTCTTCTTTATTAGCATCATCTAATTGCAATTCATAATTCTTTAATTGCATATCTCTAACCTTTTGATAATAACTAGTTATCATGCCTTGAATTTGAATAGATTCTTCTAGTTTTTTATTTCTTTGGTCTAAAGATTCTATACTGTCTTTTATAGCACTTTCTTCATCTCCTAAAGTAGAAATAAACTCAACTATCTTTGCACCGTAAATAGTTAATAAAGTAACTCCAACACTTAAAGCAGTACCTACTGAAAATATAGCACCACCAATTTGACTAAATACACTTTTAACTGGTTGCCCTTGAGATACTAAATCCTTATTAGCTTGTTTAATTTTATTTATTTCATCAAAGAAAATAGGTAAGTTGTTAGAAATAGCCATAAAACCAGTACCTACTGAATTTGCAAAGGCTGGCATCTCTCTTGTTAATTGGTTAACTGAATTTCCTAACCCATTGTAAGCCATTGCATAATTACCAACATTTCGTTGATGGTTACCCATTGAAGCATCTACCTTTTTTAAAGCTGAATCATAAGAAGTCATACGAACCTCAATATTTTGCATACGTCTTACTTCATCATCTGTCAACTTACCGTTTAATTCCTTCTTAATTGCTAAGTCTCTATATTCGCTTCTTAGTTTACCCAACCAACCATTAACACGAGAATAGGCACTTTGTAACATTTGCTCACTTCTAGTAAGTTTATTTGTTATTGCTTCGCTTCTTGCCTTTTGTTGGTTTAAATCGTTTTCTGCTTTCGCTTGTTTAACTTTTGCCTGTTCTAAAGCAGTAGCAACCTCAATTTCACCTTTTTCAAGTAGTACCTTTTGCTTAATTGCGTTATTTGCTTCTAGTATTGCAATTTTTGCTTGATTAATGTCGGTTACACTATTAAATTTAACGTTGTTTAAACCGTCCTTAGATAATCTAGCAGTTTGCCTTAATTCATCGTTAAAAGCCTTTATTTTAACTTGTGCTTGTTCAAATTCAATTATAACACTCTTTAGAATGTCATTTTCGATTATGTCGGACTTTTTTATTGATTCAGCCATTATTTTTGTTTTTGTAAAGTGTCTATTAACTCAAAATATTGAGAAACTGTTGTATTGTATAAAGTAAGTGTATAGCCTTGCATCTTAGATAAATGATTAAGCATCTTTTGAATGGTAATTTCTTCACCGCTTTTATTTGTTAATGAGTTTATTTTCATTTCTAAAGCAGTAATTTTATTTAACTCAAATCTTTTACCACTTATAACATAGTCTAGTTGTGCCTTTGCTTTGCTAACTGATAACATTAAAAACTTTTGATAATCTTCAGGAAGTCCGAAACGTTCTAAATATTGATTTTGCAGTACTTCCCATTGTTTTACATCTTCTTGTTCCGTTCCATCTGTTAAAGTTCTTCGAGTGTACTTAATTTCATCGTTATTACACTTTACCCACGCATTTAAAAACATTTCATCAATCGATTCGTAATACCTTTCTAATGTAGTCAATGTAGGCTTTATTAATAATCGTTTTAAGCTTCTCAATATGTTCATCGTTTAATGTTGTTAAAAATTGTGAGTATTTTGTATAAAGGTTTTCATTTCCTTTTTTCCCATCACCAGTAATCTCGATTAAATATTCAGAGATATAAACTTGCATAGAATTATAGAAATATCCAGTATCTTCAAAAGTATAATTATCTCCTTGTTGTTTTCTCCCTTTACTTATTAATTCAGTAGCATAAGAATAAGTACCCTGTAAAACATCTTTACCGTCTTTTCCTTGTTGTAATTGGTCTTGCACCCACTCAATCAATTGCTTTTTTGTCATTTCATTAAACGAACTATTCCACGCATCTAACTCTTTTAAAAGTTTACCACGTTGTAATAATTCATCTAATTTTGTTTTACCAATAGCCACAATACAAATTTAAACAAATTTACGTTAATACGTTAATATTTTAACACGTTGATTTTTGAATGATTATAATTTATATTTTTGAAGTATGGAAATACTATTTGATGAAAACAATGAGATAACGATAATCTCAAATGATCCTTTAATAAAAGAGGATATTTTAAAAATTATTAAAGCATTATTAACTATTAAAACAATTGATTAAAATGAAACTATTTTTTAAAACACTATTTTGTAAACATTTATTTATAGATAGCAGTAATATAGGTTATCAAATATGCTGTAAATGTTTAACACAAAAAAAAGCTACTATTAACTAGTAGCTTTTTTCGTTTTCTTAATCTTTCCGTTTGCCTTTTCCCATTCCGATTTTAAATAGTTTTCGTCAACGTGTGAGAATAACTGTTTAAAATTAACCCAGTCCATAGCTAAATGAACTGGGTTAAAATCAATTTTATATCTCATTAGATAGTTACTTGAAGACTTCCTTCAAATCCTGAAGCTGGTAACACATTAAATGTTACTTTGTCTGCTACAGTTTGAGATGTGTAAGTAATTGTATACTGTCCATCAATTGTAGTAGATTCTGCAACCGTTACTGTAACCGCTAAAGCATCTGTATCATTATAAGCATAGAAATCAGCAGTAACTAATCCAACAATTGGAGCTGGGTTTGTAGCTAAACCGCTTCCGAAATCTGAACTAATATTTAATACAGTAGATGTTGCACCACTTGAAACCTCTACTAAATTAGCATCAATTAAACCGCTCGTTTCATTTGGGTTAACATTTAAGTCAGTAGTAGACAAAATCCAAAACTTAGCGATTTTCAATAAGATATCAAAATCAAATTGAATCATTCCCTCGTTTACTTCGTCATCTGTTGCATCTTTGAATATTGCATCAAATCCGCCAATCTCAACTGGGTAAAGTAAAGTACCATCTTTTAAACCTCTTAATTGTCCATCAATATCGAATAAATAAACTCCAAATTTCTCACACGAAACACCTTGTAATTTACCAATTAATACAGATGATGCTTCAGGCATAGTAGCTTTGAAAGAACGAACACCATCAGCTAATTTACGTTTAGTACCATCTTTATAAGTTTTAAACTTAGTATCAGCAACTGGAAGCTCAACATCTTTTAAGTCCTGAATAGGATAAAAACGTTTAGATTTATCAGCATTGTTTAATTTAGCAGACAAACTAATAGTTGTTGACATATCAATACTGTTTCTCGTTCCATCGTTCGCAAATAAAGGAACTAAAAACATACCAGTAGTTTTTTTAAAGGCTGGAAGACAAGTCGCTAAACCTGTATTATTCATTCCAACACCACATAAACAAGAATCACTCATTTTTTTATAATTTTAAAATTTAACATTTACATTCTTTTCTTTTGTAGATAGGCAAACTTATATCTAGTTGAACCCCTGATAAATCAGCATCTAGTATATTGTTTAAATATCCATTCTCATTTTCAATACCGAAACGAGTAAACGGTTTTGAACTCCAACTTTCAATATAATCAAAAATTAGATTCTTTTTGATAGCTTCATTAAACCCATCTTTTAACCCCAACATCGGAATAACTACATTTTTACGATAATCTTTGATAAGATATTGCTTAGGGTTATTATCATCTAAAAATAAAACTCTTATTTTTGATTTTCTTTCAATAGATGACTTAATACCAAACTCTTGCTCCTCAATAGATTCTAGTAACCAAATCAATGGTAACTTATTTCGCATATCATTTGTCAAATTTAACCATTCACTATTAACCGCTAATTTAGTACCTGACATAAATGTAGGCTCTTTGATAGTTAATATTTGACGTTTAGTAATGTTTGATGAGCCAGTTGGTTTTGTTGCAGTAATAATTCCATTAGAATTAATAGCAGTAATTAACCAATTGTGAGTACCATTGTTAAGGTATTGATTAACTCGAACCCATTTATTATCACATAATTCAATAGTAAAAATAGAACCAACATTTGAAACAGAAACAACTTTAACAGTTAAATCAATTTTATCAATTATTTCGTCTTTTACTATGTCGAAAATGTCTTTCATAAAAAGTATTCGTATTTTAAATCTTTCCCGTTAAATGTAGGGTAACTACTTGAATTTTGTTGTATGTAACTTTGAATAGTTTTATAAGAATTTACATTGTCGTTAAATCTGCTTATTGATATACTATTTAAGTTTATACCCTCTGAGTTTTCACTTTTGGGAGCAGTAACTCCAACAGATGTTTGTTGTTGTTGTGTATCTAAAGTATAATGGTAATAGATAAACCCTAACAACATTTCTTTAATTCCGTTAGATTCAACTTCACCATTTACAAAAGTGTCAACGTATAAAGGGTTAAATATAGTTTGATAAATAGCACTCGTTGGAACTCCATTTACTAAATTAGCAATAAACAAATCATATAAAGCTTTACCTAACATTTTAATCAGGTATTCCTTTTCATACTTTGCGATATAACTATCAATCAAAGAAGTATTAAACTGAGTTAACGTTAACTCATATTTATTTACAAAATCACTATTTAAAACTATACTCATTATTTAATATATCCTAAACGTTTAAACAACTTAGCCAAATCAAAATGTAAATTAACCTTTAATTTTATTGGTAAGTGTTTAGATTTACCAGTACATTCAAATTCTAACTCTCCGTCAAAATGTTCTAATTCTACAACTTCGCTAATAACTTTCTTTGCCATCTTAAATAAAATTAAGGGAGTTATATTTCAAACTCCCTATATTAATATTATGCAGTTTCTAAAGCCGCTTTATCAGTTGAGAATGTACCTTTAACGAATGCAGTTCTATCGTTGTTTTTAACAACCATTGCACCTCTATACTCAGCTATGATAGTTCTAAGGTTTTTAGTGAAATCATTTCCATCTAACCCCATTTCAATAGACAATGTACCTAAATCATAAAGAGTTGCTAAATTAAAAGCACCAACTAAATAAGTTCCAGCAGTAACTAAAGTAGTTTTAACGATTGGAACACCATCTAAAGATAATTGACCAGCAATCATTTGTAATCTTTCAACATAACGTTTGTCTGTTGCAGAAACTTTAATTACTAATAATTTAGCAACATCAGTAGGGTGCATCAAAATAGCAGTTGGTTCAGGTTGTTCAGCAATTGCAATTTGATTGATAGCTACAACTAAAACATCCGCTTCGTTTGCGTTATCAATTGCTAAAGCAAAATCACCAGCTGCAAATGCAGTTCCAGTTGTTCTAACTCCATTCATTGCTGGAGCAGTTCCATTTCCTGAATAAGCAGTTAACTCAACATCTTTGTTTAATTCTCTTAATAATTCGTTTTGAATTTCAGATTCAATAAAATCAATATCTTCCAACATTTCAGTAGATACTTTGATAAATGCAGAACGTTTTACAACAACTTGTGAAGCAACAACTAAGTCAAAATCAATTTGGTTTTTAGTTGCACCCTCAGCAGTTCCACCAGCAGTACCTTCTTTACCTGATTGGTAAACCCATGAGATAAGATTAGATGTTGCTTTACCTCTTGACACTAAATCCATTAAACGAATACGTCTTGAAGCAATAGCATTTAATCCTTGAATACGTTGTTCTACTGGAACATTTCCGCCTGATACGTTAGCACTTTCTAACATTGTACCAACCGCCTTAACAGTCATTTTAACCCATTGAGCATCTCTGTTGTCTTTCAACGTTTTGATTGCATCAGAGTTAGATTTTAAAGCTTCTTTAATAGAAGATTCTTTTACTGTTGAATTACCTTCTTTATTAGCTTTAATAGAAAGACCGATTTCTTTCAATGCTTCGTTAAGGTTTTTCATTTGCTCCATTTGAGCATCTCTCAATTCAGAAACCGCTTTTTCAATATCTTCTTTCGTTGCTTTTGCATCTACTAAAGATTTTAATTCAGTTGCCTGAACTTCGTTAAATTCGTTATACAATCCTGCTAACTCTTCAGCAGTTTTTGTTGCGAATACTTCAGTTGTAATTCCTTTTGTTTGTAGGAATGTTTCAAATTTGTTCATTTGTTACTTTTTTAATAAGTTAATAAAAAATTGTTTTTGTTCGTTTTGAGTGTCTTTCAACGGCTCGATTTTTGAAGTGTCTTCAACGGCTTCAATATTTTTAACAGTTGGTGTAAGTGAATTTGATCCTTGCCATAATACACAACTATATTCTTTTAATTTTGCTTCTTTAACTACCCAAAAATAACCCATATTATCAGCTAATTCTTGATTACCTAACATTGGGTAAATTTCATTCCATAGTTTATATGCTTCAACTTCCTGAGGTTGTTTAACCGCAATTTGTAGATTAACATATTGCATACCAACAGAATGTTGATTTACTTCATTGTTTTTATAAGCATCGTAAACTTGACAATTATAATCTTCAATCAATTCAGTTTCACCAATAACACAAATAGTTTTTCCTTCCTTTTCAACTCCTAAGTCAGACCAGTTAACATTTACTTCTTTAACAGATTTTACTTTACCGACCTTAGAATTAAATGAATGTTCATGATTATCAAAGTGAAATATTTTGTTTGTACTTTCTTTGATTGATTTTGTAAAACAACCTTTAACGTGAACATCTCCATGAGAATCTAACCAATAATAAGTATTTGCTATTACTTTAACCGTATTATTTTGTTCTTCGTCTTCTAATATTATTTTCGTTACATTTTCATCACCATCTTTAATGATATGATTACAAACGTTGTCAGAGTGTTTATATGCACTCTTTTTGATATTAATAGCTTCTTGCTTATCTTTTAATATTTCTTCTAAAGTCATTTTTTAACTATTTCAGTTGAATTAATTTGTTTAAGCTTGTCTTTTTTCAGCTTTTTAATATCTATTATCTTAACTTCTTTTTCCATAGAGTGTTAATCTTTTAACAAAAATAATCATTTTTATATAATAATATGTAAATTTGTTAAAAAAATATATTTATATGAATTTTCTTCAAATTTTAGGACAAGGTATTTATAACATCGGAACGAATAGATTTACTAAAACAACTCCTTTACAATATTTTAATCAAAACTATTCAACTACCAAAGAGGAGTATGTAAGTATTAATGATAATGAATTCGAGTTATATCGTACAACACCGCAACTTTCGATAGTTATAAATAAAGATGCTCAAATGTTGTCAAATGGTCGATTTGTAGTTAAAAATCTTAAGGGTGAAGTACAAGAAAATCATGAAGCTTTAAAATTATTAGCTAATCCTAATCCAGTACAAAATCAAAATAGCTGGTTAATGGATTACCAAATACAAAAAAATATCTATGGTAATCAATTTATCTATATTAATAGAGCTTATAATAGTGCTTTTCCTTCCGCTTTAGTAAATCTTAATAGTGCTTATGTTAAGGTTGTTAAGACTGGTAAATATGTAAAACAAAACAATATTGAGGATATTATAAAACGATATGAAGTAAAAGAATCGGACGGATCAATTACAACTTATGAAGTAAATGATATTATATTTTCTCAAATAGTTAACCCTAATAACCCTTTAATGGGTTTAAGTCCTTTGCATTCGTTAACTATGCCTATATCTAATATTCGTGGTGCATACGGATTTAGAAATAAAATAATAGTTAAGTCAGGTGCTTTAGGTATTCTTTCAAGTGCTTCAAAGGATGCAAGTGGCGGTATTCCATTAAACAATACAGAAAGACAAAGAATAGAACAACAACATTCAAACGATTACGGCATTCATGATGGACAAAGTTCATTAATCATGACTGGTTCGCCTTTATCTTGGCAGTCAATGTCTTTTCCAACTAAAGACTTAATGTTGTTTGAAGAAGTAGAAGCGGATTTTAAAAGTATCATTGATGCTTACGGACATAATGCTGACATTTACTCAAATCTTAATAATGCGAAGTTTTCAAATATGAATGAAGCTTTAAGACAAACTTATCAAAATAGAATTATTCCTGAATCTGAGCAACTTTGCTTTAATTTATCGAATAGATTAGGTTTAACTGCTAAAGGTTTGATATTAGAACTTGACTATTCACATATCGAAGTTATGAAAGATAACGATAAACAATTAGCTACAAACTTTAAAATGAAAGCAGATGCAATTTCAACGTTATTAAGAAGCGGTTATACTAGAAGTGAGATTGATAAGCTTGTAACTCTTTAAAAACTTTCTAAATAGAATGACCTTGACATTGTAGAAATACCATGAACTGAATCGGGTGCATCATCATTTTTACTACTACCATCCATTAAATAGGTTGTAAAGTGTCTGAAAAACTTATGATAATCGCTATTAACTGGCGAATTATTTAAAAATATTACATTATCTTTTATCCAACCGCTTAACTGAAATATACGAGCCTGTTTATTTTGTGAACTGTGAACGTTTAAAAGTTGTGTGCTATTTACATAAGGTTCTAATAATGTTGAATACGTTGCGCCTACTCCATTTGATTCAATACGACAAAACTCAGGATTGTATTTATTTAATATTTGAGCGGTTAATTGTGTGTTTGCTTGAAGACCTAAATCTGTATAAACTACGTCAACAATATAAAGTTTTTTATCTATTATACCGCCAATAATACAACAATGATAATCACCATTCTTTGAGGTTGAAACATCAATATAAGCTAAATAATGTTCTACTTTAGATAGATCAATTGAATCGGTTAATTGTAATGTTTCTTTAGCAAATAAAACACCCTCATAACTATCTAACCAACCACCTAAAATTTCATTTTGGTATTTTATTGGGTTATTGTTTTTTATCTTATTTACTTCTTCTAAAAATGAATCTGATAAATTATCAATGTTATCTAAGTAACTTGTATGAATATAACAAGTATCTCCTTTAATTCCATTGAATCCCTCTTGTACTTCATTATCTTCAAAGAATCGTCTATAAATCCAGTGTTCTTTTAACGTTGGGTTAAGAATAAGAATAACGATATTTTGCTTTTCTGTATGCCTAATTGATAGGTTTATTTTATCAAATACTTTCTCATCGTGTAACTCTTCAGCTTCATCTAATATCCAACAATTTACACCGCTTAACGATTTCAGATTAGCCGTCTGTTGGCCACTAGATGTTTTAATACCACGAAATAATATTTCACCACCAGCAGAACTAACTATTTCAGATTTTGTAACTTTAAATTTATCCTCAATCTCTAATACTTCCATTTTTTCCACAAACTCAGGAATAATAGAAATATGAGCTGAAGTCATTGTATAACGAGTGAATAGAATCTTTGAAGTAGATGCTAATATATTAAGATTAGCCCATACAGTAGCAGTATATGATTTTGACGAACCACGACCGCCAGTAATTATATAGTAACGTACTTCTTTAGGTAGTTCAAATAAATGTTGATACTTATCATTTATCTTTACCATCTTTAGTTTTTACAAATTCAATAGGTTTGAAATCCTTATTGGTAACTGTTGCGTTTACTTCTGTTTGTTGTTGAGGCATTCCGTATGTTGAATCCATAAGTAATTTATAAGCATTTGAATCACCATCTTTAGCCTTTTCAATTTGCTTTAAAGTTATAATATCTTCCTGACTTAAATTCTCTATTTGATTAGTAATAGGGTTTGTTTCGTTAGTATTTAATTCTAGCCATTTTTTAGCAATAGTTGAACGATTTTTACTTCCTTTTGGTCTACCTTCTGGATTACCGCTAACACCTTTTTCCCATCTAGGCTCTATTTGTCCTTTTCCACTCATTTACGTTGTATTTACGTTGTAAATTACAAATTCAATATTATTTTCTTATTCTTCATTGCTTCAATAACCGTTTTAAAGTCGTATCTAATAAAAGCCAGTTCAACATAGTTAGGAAACGTTACTACCCTATGCCCTACTTTAATTGTAGGCAAAGGTGAAACTAATTTACCATCAACAAAAACTGCATTTGGTATGTGCTTTTTAACTTTACTTTCTAATTGTAACATATTATTTCATAAATATAATCATATTTTTTGCATCTAATATCATAGTAGACTATTAATTCTATCCATTGAAATACTTCAACTGTCATTTATTAGTTTTGAAGTTACTATAATTGTTCACTATGTAGATAACAAATTCTCTCATGAACACACTATCCTTTTCGCTTCTATACCATTCTTTTGCAACTTTATGAAGGTCTGATAATGTTCCATGCTTAGTTACTATGTTCTTTCTATTGGGTAGGTCTAGTATCGGTTGTATTAACATACTTTATTTTTGAGATATTAAATGAACTTGTGGACCAGTAGTCAATTGCACCTACTTTGTTGAACTGATCACCAACTAATACAAACCCTTTGATTATATGATTATCTTCGTATGTAACTTGTATAGTCAACTCAGTAGTTTTTGATGTTGCTATTATATTTTGTTTACTTTCCATGCGTTCAAACTATTAAAATACTTTTCCTCACCTTGTGGATTCACCCAACATTTCCCAGCTAAATTGACCTCAACTTCTAACAAGTCACCGATATTAATATC